TTTTAGAGTAAATCAGTTCCATATTAACGAAATTCAACCCGTTCGCGAACATTGATTGATCCTTAAGCGCTGGGAGCGCCTCTGCTAGATCTTTAGCAGCAAAGATATATGTTTCTTCAACCAGCTTTGACGCATGACCAGTGAACATCTTAATGATACCATTTAGGTCTAGCGGATTTATCATTTGCCCTTTATTTCTAGCAAACATTGCTTGACCATCTTTTACAGTTGCAAATAGGTTTTGACCATCAGTCTTTTCAGTTGGAGTTTCTTCAAAATCTAACCCACCTTGTAGTGATGATTTAACAATAGTCTTGAAATCTGCAAAAGTTAATGAGTGGTCATCGAAAGGGTGCATCATGTGTCCTGCTGCCCCACCTTCAAATACGAAATTATCCAAGTTGCTTACCTGGATTTTTTCGTTTAAGAATTCTGTAAAATTTGTGTATATCTTCATAAGAAGTATTTAGTTTGTTTTTATCCTAATGATGATGTTAGTGCTCCAATTGCAGCGCCATATTCTTCACCATGTTTAGACAATAAACCGTCTACCACTTCTTGTGCTTTTTCTTCGTCGAAATCATCTCCAAATGCTTTACCTAAAACAGCAAATGCATATTCTTTAAATTCTTCGTCAGATTTAACTTCTGCTTCATTTACCTTTGGAGCTTCTTCAACTTCTTCAGCTTCGTGAAATTCTTGATCTTCTTCTTCAGCCTCTTTAACTTCTGCTGAGTTATTAATTACTGGAAAGTTCTTACCGTTAAATTCAAATTCTTCAGCATCTTCTTCAACTGCTTTAGCTCTTGCTGCTAAGAATGCATTACCTTCGTTCATTACAGACTCATTAGCCCATATTAATTCAAAAGCATCTACTATTTTCTGAGCAGTATCGCTGTGGCCAAATCCGTCTAAGAATAGTGCCATACCTTCAACAATACCAATACCAGACCAACTAGCAGCGCTAGCCATAAATGCTCCAGCGTCATCTAATAAATTAATAATTGATTTTTTACCTACTGGAACGTTAATACCTCCTAGGCGGTCAATCTCTACCATTACTGTTGTAATTCTACCCTTTATTGCTTTACTTACAGGTTCTCTATATGAGTGAAAATTAGCATCTGTTAGTGCTTCTGCAATCATGTATTTACATACTCCTAGTAAAAGTTCTGAGTTCTCTGTTAATGCAACATGCTTCATAAAGAATTGCTCTAGAGACTTATTTACTTTCTTAGCATCTCTTAAATTACCTTTAGATACTACAAACTTTTCGTTGATTATCATATTGTTTAGTGATTCAAATGCTGGAACTAAATCGTAACTGTCATAAACATCAACCATGTACCATTTAGAATCTCTTTCAGAATATAAGTAGATAAATTCAGCTCCACCGTTATTAGCGGCATCTTTTACGAACTTCTCAGTATCTTTCATATCTCCATCTATAGTGGCTTTATCGCCGTAGAAGTTAATATCATCTATTTTTACTTCTAGACCTGAACCACCCCCTTTCTTCAGTAGTAAGTCTACTGCCTTTCCATCTTTGTAACCTTTTTTAATTATAGGTAACATGTGGTCTGGGTAACCGTCATAGTGCATATACACTGCTGTGATTTTTCCGTTCTTTTTTATTTTACCGATTTGAGATCTTGTACCCTCTTCGATTATAGCTAATGATTCAGAAACAGATGAAGTACCTAATTTAGAAAAGAATTTAGTTCTATCTTCTTCGTTAAGTTCTTTTATAGAGGTAACTCCAAATTCAGCTAATAAGTTTTTAAATGATTCTGCAGCAGTATCTCGTGCAGCTCTTTGTTCTTCTTCTAATTTAGCAGTGTGCTCTATTTCTGATGCATTTGCAAAGTCTTCAAAAGATTGTAATTTTAGTGAACCCATGTTGAATAAATTTTATTTTATTATTTTAGTATTGTATTATATATCCCCCTCAAATGTGACATTTTTTACCTCGAACGGAAACTTCTGTTCTCGATAGATTTTTTGCCTAGCTTTTGAATGCCTAATCAGGTAATTATCCCAATCAGGAGATGATAAGTCATCTACAAAATCAATGATATTAACATCCGTTTTAGACTTATGTTTTCTTAGACCCCTACCAATAGATTGCCTAATAATAACTTCCGACTTAAATGATTCCGTAAAGAATATGTTATGTATCTTGTTAATACTGATACCTGTGGAGAATGTACCATAACTAGCTACAATCACTAATTCAGCACCAGCTTCCATCTTCTTTTTATATTCTTCTCTAATATCTTTATCTGTATTGCCATCTACATAATATACTACTTTGTCGGACTCTTGTCTTAGTTTTTCATAGATCCGCTTACCATGTTCAATCCTATGGAATAAAACCAGCCCGTTGCCTTTTACTCTAGATATAATACTACATATAAATGCAAGCCTGCCTGGGGATTGAATTACATAATTGCTTTCAAACTTATAGACGTCTTTACTCTCATATCTGTTTTGTGACATTTCTCGGAAAGCATCTTTAGTAGTTTGCGGTGCGTAATCCATTTTTATTATCTTTACATTACACCCTGCAATATGGCCCTCTCCTTGTAAAAAGTTAGCGCTAACCTCTGTAATCACAGGTCCCGTATGTGCCATTAATGTTAATCTATCTAAAGTACCGGCTTTAGGTATTGTACCTGATAAACCGAATCTGTAATTAGCAGCAGTACATTTTCCTAAAATTGTTTTAATAGATTGTGATTTCGCCTTGTGCGTTTCATCAATAATAACTGCGTCAAATTGTTGAAAATATTCTTTATCCTTTTTAACTAGAGATTGGTATGTGCCTATTACTACATTTCTACCAGCTCTAATCTTTTGACCAGAATATATTTGTTGTACTTTAATGCCTACTTGATTTTTCCAGTTATAGTCTTGAAAATCTTCCGAGGCTTGAAGTACTAATGATACATTTGGTACTATAAAAAGAATTCTGCCAGCCTTTTGTTTTTCTAGGAGGTAAGCTACTGCCATGAAAGAAATTAATGTCTTACCTGCCGACGTTGCCAACTCACTTAAACAGTTTCTAAATTTAAGTATATTATATGCTGCTTCAATTTGATAATCTCTAGGTACTATTTCAGATCCATCAAAGAATTCTGCTACCCATGATTCAAAATCAGCTGCTTTTATATTAGTATCAAACAGCCTAGTAATACCATTAAGTTTAAGCTCATACTTATATTCTTTACATAAGCCCATGACCTCTCTCCATAGTCCGGAAGGAATCCATTTATCATCTTTAATATAAGAGATATATCCATCCCAAAGACCTTTCTTTACTAGAGGGTGAAACCTCCAAGAGTCTATGCGTCTATTTAATGTAATGTTGAGTTGTTCAACTTCCATTTCAGTCGCGGTGTCGACTCGCAAAAATTGCTTATTATCTGTTAAAGTTAATTCCACTTATTCTTATAGATCTTTTATGGCTAACCTATTTCTAATAGCAAAGCCCATATTATCTAGTGTTTTTACTGAGTCTCTTAGCCAATCCATTTGATTCTCTAAATGAGATAGAATCATATTATCATCTGCTAAATCGTTTTCTAAGAACTTCTCCTTTTGTTTCTCACCTAACTTATAGTCATAGTTGTAGTATCTGATATAAGCCTCTCTGTATCTGCCGGCAATAACTTTCTTTTGTTGTTTTATTTTGACATTGATATATGCCATTTGATCGACTAAGGTCTGTCTAGAAGATAACACGTTAGCGATAACTGCTTCCATGCCGTTTATATGTCTAAGTCCTTGTGCTAATTCTCGAATAGTAACTGACCATTCGTTTCTTTGTGCACTAAGTTTTTGATCTAATATTAGTATTTTTTTACTATCCATATATGTTATATTAAAAGAGCGACGGTTTGTTCCTATCCGGCTTAATAAACTTTGAAGTCTTTTGTCCCGGTTTAAGTTTAGGTTTACTAAATTTCATATCGGGTGATTCTTCTCCAACATTAAACGTAGGCATTTCAAAATCAATTAACATCCTCATTTTCTTGAAGCGGTCGCTATCCTTAAAAAAGTCCTCTAATGTATCTTCCATGTCTTCTATACGTACCATAAGTCTAAATCGCTTGATGTGAAATAATTCTCTATTTGCTTCCATGCGTCAGACTTTTGAGCGTAACACACTTTAATCAAATCGTTTAGATCTTTGATATTATATGTATCTAACTTAAAATCACCTAGAAATTTAGACCACATAAATACAGGCCTTCCTCTCTTTAGTTTCTCTGTCATTTTCTTTTTGCCAGTAGCATCATTATCAAATAAATATCTGACTGTCGCGATTTCGTCAAATTCTTCTGTTGATCTACCTGCAGTTGCTAACGCAATTGAGTTATGCATAAACTTCGCATCAATCGGTCCCTCGAATAAAGTGACTGGTTGTTGGAAATTAACCTGCATAATTCCAAAAAGTGTAGAAGCCTTTGCTAATTTAGTTAACTCTTCTGGAGCTAATTCTAAGGGCTTATTCCACTCTTCATATATTTTTGGCAAGTCATAAGTGAGATACCTAGAACCATAGCCTTTCATTCTTCTGGATTGTGCGCCGATAATTTTGCCTTCCATCCCCATATTTAAAATCCAAAGACGATTGCCTTTTGGGGAAAAAAGAAACTCACTAGCTTTATTATGAAGTAAGCGCTCTTTTAATTGAAACCAGATCCATTCTCCAGGTTCAACCTCTTTAGCGTTAAATACTTGTTTAAACTCATCTCGAGTTAATGCTTTCTCTTGGACGCTAGCAAGAGATGCATTCTGTAATACTTGTTCCTGATTAACTGTTTGTTTATTCTCTTTAATATAGTCAATAATAGTAAAGGAATCTCCAGTGTTAGGCATTCTAACTTCATGGTCTTTTAATAGTCCATAAAGATTAGTATGGTGTGAACAATTGTAACAATGATACTGAAGCGTATCCCAATATAAGTTTCCACGTTTCTTTGTGTCATCTTCATGTGAGTCACCACAATAAGGACATGCCAGGGTTATTCGCCCTGGCATATCTTTAAGTAGTTGCTTATTTGGAGCGGGGTGTTGTTCTACGCAAACTTGTTTGAGTGAAACCTTTATCCTACTCTTAAGCTCTTCAGTAAGTTTTATATTAGATGTTGAGGTCATCTAGGAAAGAATCTAAGTCATCATCTGTAGTTACCTTGCTCTCAGTAGTTGTCGCCGCTGCCGCTGGAGCTGATGCTCCTGCTGTTGCTTCTACTTTTGCCTTAGGAGCCGGAGCAGCCTTTGGTGCAGAAGTTACTGACGCGATGTCATCCCCTGGATTAAGATACATTCTCAATACATTGTTTACAAAAGCTCTGGTATCTTCATCCCATGCCTTGTAATCGTAGAGTGCTAAAGATGGTGCACTTTCAAGTTCTTCCTTGATAGCCGCCATAGTCTCTTTCGTTCTTTCTGCTGGAGCATCGCCCATTAGAATAGCATTCTTGCTAGAAGAGAATTTAGATTTATCATAATTGTTATATTCACCCTGTCTTGTAATTACAAGCTCGAAGTTCTTACCTTCGAATAGGTCAAATACTTGTGTTGGTTCACCAAAGTCTGGCTTCAACTCAGAATCAATCTTCTCTTTAATCTTATATCCAAATTTGAATACTTTGTAAGTACCTTCCATTTCTGGATTTTGTGGATCTTTAATGATCTTAATAAGAGAATAATACTGTTGACGTCTCTTCAATTTTTCAGAAGATTTTCTGTCTACAGCAGAATCTGATTTTCTCAACTTCCAGAATACATCTGCAATAGGGCAGTGTTCTCCAATAGTTTGAGGTGAGTCTACTAGTTTACCATCTCCAGAAGAGTTAGTTAACCAGTGTACGTATTTTTGAACCAAAGATTTTCTTGGGTTCTCTGGATTAGGTACAAAACGTATTAATGCTTTGTAAGTTCCATCTTTGCCGTCATCGGCAGTTGGTTTGTAAACTTCGTTTGTTGAAGTTTTTTCAGGCTGGTGTGTTTCCACATCTTCCACGCCTAAATTAAAAATGTCAAATGAATCGCTCATAATTTTCTTTTAGTTGTTTAATTGTTTAATAATGAAATACTTTAATGTCTTTCAGTTCCTTATAGTTGTACAATATACAATAGTTTCAATTAAATGTTAAGGTTGCTCCAGAAGGTTCCTTCCATACTCCGTCCTTAAGCTTAATCAGCCCTGATTTGTGGAGTAACACTAACTTCTCATCTTTCGTGAGTTGGTTCGCTGCCACTAGTTTGTCTAGGATCTTTACGAGGTGAAGGTATTCTGCAGTAATTAACATATTGCTTGTTACTTTGTTTATTATACCTATTATATATCTAAGTTTTGTTTTGTTTCTAGATATTAGCATAATATATTTGTTTCAAAGTTTTTACAAAATAGTTGCCTCTATATTTTTTTATGTCAATTATTATTCGTATATTAGTACTGTAATTAAAAACATATAAAACATGAGTAATCCACACTACGAACATCAATTAAAATTAAACGCTATGAAGAAACACACTAAATTATCATCGAGAAACAAAACCCTTCTTTTAATGGGGGCTAAGACCACTGGAAGCTTTCTAGAGGGTTATTACTATATAGAAGAAAGCTTATATGTTAATGAGTCTAACTCGCTACATTCGTTCTGTACATGGATTGACGACATCATCGGTGGGGCAGGTCCTGTTAATATCGATATGCTATGGCTCGGGTTTAAATACCCAGAAGTAGACGAATACTCTATAGCTTGTGCAGAGATCAAGAAAAGAATGGATGAAATTAACTCATATACTGCCTAATGAAAGACTTTAAATGTGTAATCTGTAAGGAATTAATTAAAGAAGAGTGGGGTAATAACCCTGCTCCAGTAAAAAATAGTGGTAAATGTTGTGATTCTTGTAACTATAAAGTTATCATACCTGCCAGAATGGGCCTTTTAATCCCTAGATAAAAAAGATTGTAGATTTGTTGAATCTTTTTGAAACCTTTTCTGGGTATTAGCATATAAGTTATGTCTTTAACGTCAAGGCCAGATAAGGTTCTGGAATGTAAGCTTTAAGACTGTAAGCAGAGACTAGTACAGAAAGGGCTTGAAGCAGAGACTTGGTTAGTCTGGCAAATTTTCCCCTAGTTGCTGAAGCAAATAATGATTAAGGAACCAAGCATCGACAAGATCATCAAATGGTTTCGGAACTTTAGTCACCTCACCTATTTCTGATACACAATACTTATGGAGATGGCTTGAAGCTAATTCATCACTCTCACATACATTATTTAAGAATGACATCCAAAGAGCAGCTTTATTCATATTCCCTTTACCAGCGTGCTTCTTAATAGTAGTAGGTGCAACGGTCAGTAAATTTTTGACCTCGAGTTTTGAAATCATTTGTTCTTTTAATATAGCTGCACCTGCCGCCATATCAATAATATTATTAGTTCCCATTTTAGATCCGTATGACGAACCCTCAAATGCTATATGATAATCTTCTGTAGTTTGTGTAATCCCTGTAATTAATTTAATAAGATGATCGGCTGTAGTCTTGTATCTTATTATTTTAGCAAACTCATTTTTAGAATAATCACCAACTGAAGATTTCCAATCAGGTTGATGAATTAAAGATACATCTGGAAATTGCTCTATTTCTTCTTGCCTTCGTTGTTCGGCTTTTGTGCCTGAATTAGGTTTAAGATATGAGATAAAGTGATACCTGTTTGTACTAGATTGCCAGATACAAATACCAGGGGAATTAAGCGAGAAGTCAACTGTAACTAGATTCAATTTAGACTCTTTTACCCATCGCAGCACCTAAAGCGGCACCAACTAATCTGGAAGTTAATAAATCGTAGAATACACCTTTTTGTATACCAAGTACTTTACAAATAACTTTACCAACAGATTTACCTAAAGCAAATCCAGCTAAACCACCAAAGATAGAACCTAAAAGACCTTCGTTAACAAAGGCTTCTTCTAATCTGTCTAATTCAAACGTACCATCTTCTTTTTGGTATTGTTGTACAAATTGCTCAAGAGCAAAATCTACTTTGTCTTCTAATTCAGTAGTCCACTCTGATTGTAAGCCTTCTTGTAAAAGTCGCATATCAGTATCTGTTAGTTGTTGTTCAACTAGGTACTCATTAAATGTTTTAGTATCTTTCATGTTTTATATATCTTATTTAATCTATCTCTAATCTTAAGTCTAACTTGTTATAGACAAAGTTGCACTCGAACGTACTGAAATCAGATACATTCTCCGCCATATTTAGATTTAATTCGTTTATTGAACTCATAATAATATTAGTAAATTCCATGTATGCCACAGAAGCACCTTCGGCGTCTAAAATCCTTAGAGTCATTGGGTCAATATATTGTTGCTTAGTGGTCCTAGCATAATAATAAAGCAGAGTGTCCATCATAATCCAATAATTAATATAACCATCTAACAACTGAAAAGTCACTGTAAATTCTCTGGTTATTGTATTTTGAATTGGAACTGCACCTCTATGGTATCTTGTAGTACCGTCATTATCTGCTTGTGTTGTTGGATCAAAAGCAACTCCAGGAATATTAAGACCTTGAATAGAGTAATTGACAAAATCAATTGGCTCTGCTAAAAGTCCTCCCGGAACTCTGTTTAAATACTTCTTGTATTTTTCAGCAACTTCCTTAGGGATAAATCCTCTAGGGAATCTAAAATCGTATGCGTTGTTTCTGCTATTTAATATCATTATCCAATAGTAAATTTACCTTTAGTAATCATAGTCTCATCTTTACCATTATCAATACTGATATAAAATGAATCTACTGACATACCTCTGATACTAGAAGCATTAGCCTCATTAATCGTAAATAAAACTTCGCCTTTACCCATGTCAATATCTTTATTAAAAACATGATTAAACTTCAGCTTAGTATTACCGTCGGTAAATGTAAGTATAACTCTTTCAGCATTTTCAAATGAAAGCATCTCAAAATCATCCCCTCTTTTCTTAGCAATTGCAAACTTGTAATAAGAAGCAAAGGGAGGAATACTAATAGATAATTCACCTTCATTTACAAAATCAGTTGTATCGAATTCTTCAACTGTTTTAATAATTGGATTATCACCAGCCCCTACTAAATTTACTTTAGCTGAACTAGCAATAACATTATGTCTTTCAACAAATGTAGGAACATATTTAATTGTTCTTGGTAAATTATCAGTAATAAAACCAGAAATAACTTTATTTGTAGCTAAGCTTGGCAGTATATTGTATACCTCAGTTAATATATTTGGATTATCAATTTTTAAAGCATTTAACCTCTTACCGTATTTAGCAGCTTGATCTATTGTCAAACTAGCTCTTTTTACAATTTGAGTATTATCTGTTTGGTTGTAAATTCTCATAGTCACTTCGATTGAGAAGTTAACAGCTATATTAGCCCTATTAATTACAGGTCTAAATTTTAATGGAGTATTAAAATCTTCGTATTGTGTAAACTGAGTCGTATAAGACTTAATCTGAGCAGAACCTATCTGCTCGAATACATCCACATCATACATTACTATAATATCGTCAGAAGATGTCTGTATTCTATCTAAGATATGTCCTTCAAAGTTATTTATAGAATTATCTTTCTCTCCATATATGTTAAAGTAATCTCCGTCGTCTGCGTCTTCTACTACAACCGTAAAATCTGCAAATTCATCTTCTCTACTTACAGTAAATCTATTCTCTTCGCCAGTATATACATAATCAAACCCTTCAATAGTTTTTAACTCATCCAATAACGCAAATCTAATTCCATAATTAGAAGTCACGTTTAAATCGCTAGAACCTATAGTTCCATCACCGTAGAATCTATCATTAAATTCTGCATTTTGATTTACTAGAGTAGGTACTTTTAAATTAATAAACTTAGACCAAAGAGTTTCACCTAAGATAAAAGGCTTAGGATTTGCATACTCATAATTACTTTGGTTTAAATAAACTAATTGAGTTAAAAGGTTTTCAACACCTGTATTTCTTTGTGCAGAAACTTCAAATAAGAATCCTTGAAATCCTCTTGCTGCAAAACTAAAACCAGATTTTAAGTGTAATCTAATACTATCATAAAGTATATAATTTATATTAGCAGTAGCTTCGGTTTGATAATTTAAAAGATCGGCCTCATTACCACCAGTCCATAATGGGTTATTGTTAATATAATTATGCATTTCATAATCACCCGTTGAATCGTATCCTAATAATGCGTACTTTGTAGCATCACCTAACCCCGGAGTTTTAACAGCATGGTACCTTCCAATTGTTTGGTTAATATCGTTTCCAGTAGACTCGTCTGGTGTAGAAAAAAGAGGGTTTGCCCTAGTATCTACGATTATCTTACCACCCTTTAAATTAGGATAACTATAAGATATTTTACCGTTTGTTGTTGGAGTAAACTCCCCTATATTAGTAACTGGTGAAAAAGTGTAAATACCTAAACTACCAGAAATCGTAAACGATGCAGGAGCCGGTAAAGCACTTAAATCAAATTTATATGTCTTGCCATTCTGTAATAATAACGTTCTAGCTGCAAAGTTTTCTACAGCAACATATCCGCTAATTACAGTTACATCAAAATTCACCACGGCACTTCCTAATTCATTAATTAAGTGTCTTGCAGAAAATGGATCTTGATCCACTGTATCTAAAAACATTACTTCACTACCGTTATCATCTACCTCGATCTTATACTTTTCTAAGTCCCCTTGATCGTGGTACAAAAACTCTAATAAGATGTCTTCGTCTATTCTAAAATATCTGCTTGATTGTGCCATTTAAAATTGTAAAAATTTAGGTGAGTAATAAAGACCGAAACCTATAGAAGGGCCTGTACTAATCACTTGGTTGTTATTTAAGTTAATACCATAACCAACGCCGAATCCAATCATCCATCTTGATTTCTTTTCAGCCTTTCTGTTTAGCCTAGTATTAACTAAATTAATATTTTCTATATCTTGTATCTTTAATCCTGGATAACTGGTAGATAGTTTAAGTCTATCAGCACCATCTACATTCTCAATCGCAGCCATTAGGCTTAATGTTTGTGTTAATTCAAATTTAGTTTGCAATACTGTAAACTGGCTACTATCAAATTTAACAGTAGAGAATCCACTTAGAATCCTAGAGTTACCACCACCAAAATCATCATTTGCTGCAAACGTAATTTTTGTGGTATCTAGTCCCACGCTCTCTGTAGTTGTGGTTACGTCTAAGCTATCTTTAATCTCTAAATTAGCAGAAATAAGAGAATTAACTTCTTTTAAATCTTCGTTTAAATCTAAAACCTTTTTATACTTCTTTATTAAATTGCCTTGGCTTTTTTGTAAATTAGATACATCAAACTCATAAGATCTAATTTGAGCTAATTGGTCTCCATTAGAATTTCTTAAAATAACAATTGAGTCTTGAGATGCTTTAAAATTATTAAGACTTCTATCAGCATCTTCTTGTGCTAATTTTACATCTTGTTTTAAATTCTCAATACTATTACATTGTCTAAGAAACAGCATAACAAAAAGACCCCCTGCGATAAACATCACCAGAGTCTTATTTGAAAATATGTCTTTTATTTTACCCATAATTAATTTATATTGATATTCCGTTACTATCTAGGGTTAAATCCCCACCTGAGATAGAGATCGAATCTCCACTTAATGTTCCATCAGCCTGCAAGTTTAAATCACCTCCAGAAATAGAGATAGAATCACTAACAGCAGAACCACATGGTGCCATACAAAATTCAACCCATGCATTATTAATATATCCTTCAAATTTTTGACCACCAGAATTATACCTAATCATCCCAGACTCCCAAGTACCAACAGCACCTGAGTTATTTAATCTAAAATTCTCAGTATATGTTGTTGGCATATTAATCTGAAATCTAATATCTGGTGCACTTCCAACAATAGGATTTACTGGAGATAGATTATATCTAACATATCCAGATTGATCTTCAGAATCAAGTTTAATCTTATTATCCGCGTTATGCCAGAAAGTAGCATATTCTGCATCAACTACCGTATTAGCAAAATTGTAATGTCTACCAACATTCAAAGTAGATCTTAAAATGGTTTCACCATCTGATGCCGAAGCACCCTCGTCAATGAATGAAGAATCCCCTAGCCAAATAACTGGAGTTTCTTTATTTGTAGAAGGCTTTGGTTTTAATATTGTAACGTTATCTACATTATCGTTAATATCTAAATCTATCGAAATAGATTTCCATGGGCTTGTAGTTTCTCCTGAGTCACCTTTAGCTCCCGTATCGCCTAGTTCACCCTTTTGGCCAGTTTGGCCAACAACTCCTTGGCCTCCCTTTAGACCTTTAGGTCCAACAGGCCCACCGCCGTTTGCTAGTATCTGATCGAAGTTATAGTTAACCTTATCGAACTTAATACTATCAGAGTCACTCGGATGTAATATTTCTTGAATGTTAATGGCCATTTCTTATGACTGTATTTTTATCATAGGTCTTATTCTATATGAGTAACCTAATCTTTTATTATATATCAACCTAAAATTAAGGGGCTTTTGTTCGTGCGCCTTAAAAGTAAAGTTCGTGTCATTTGTGAACCCTCCATCGTCTAGATTTGAGATACTTGCTGAAGATAAAACTTCTGAAGCTTCCCCTTTAATCCTACTTGTATAAATTTTAATCAAGTCCAAATTAAATGTGTTTAGTAAGTTATTTTCAACATAAAGCAATGCATCATCACTGGTTGTTGTTTTATCACCCGCAGAATTTGCTGCAGTTACAAATTTATTTATAGAATCTAAGACTCCATCTTGGCTTAATACACGTTTTATTGTTGTTGCAATATAAAAATCAATATAAACATATTTTTTATCTTCAAATAACACAATATCAGTTTTATTAATATTATTTTCTAAAATACTATCTTGTTGTTCTTGTGAGTTTACAACATACGTAGTAAAATTAGTCATATTGTAAGAGTCTCTTACCTTCATTATAGTAGAACCTAAATAAGATCTTTCTTCTTTAGTTTCAAACGTTCCAGGTATAGCCTCTGTTAATCCTCCTGATAAAGATCTAGTATAATAGTTTTTATCCCAAGAAGACTTAAACACATTTATATCTTTCTTATCTATCGCAACTTCTCCTATTAAAGGATATAAAGGTAGTTTATCAGTAGATGCCGATAGCTTAGTTACACCTGATGCGTTAGACTCATTTACTTTTCTATAGAAATGGTTTTTAATTACACCCCAATTAGAATCGTGAGTTCCATCATCTTGTATAAATCCTAAATTAAAGGCAGTATTACATCTGTTGTACCTCTTGTAATAATCTCTAGCTAATTTAATCTCTTCAGCGTTAGTTAAAGAATGTTTATACATTGATTCTTCAAAAGCTAACTCAGTTTGATTCAACGTTGTTTGAAGCGTGTTTGTTTTAAAGTGAGAATAAGTATCTGTAAAAGTTACAACCGGGGTAGTGTCTACTGTATAATTACCGTTATGTCTAACTAAAAATGGATAATATGTATCTCCAGGTGCAAGGTTGTAGCCAATAGTACCCTGTTTTAATTTAAAGGTCTTAGGTTTATCTTGATCAGAAACTGTAACTAAATTAGATTGTTTAATTATTTCAACACCGCTTTCAAACGATATTTCAAATCTATTATTTAATACCTCACCAGTTTCTTCAATAGTAGTATAAACAATCTCACCATCATTTAACCTTAATAAGTCAGCAACATTATTAACCGTCAACCTATCCATGATAGCCGTAAACGCATTCTTACCACCTTGTTTATATACATATTCAGCACTGTTTTGAACGTAACCAGCAATGTTAGAAACATTGACAGGGTTGCCACTTAAATCTACCGGACCACTTGCCAGAGTTATCTGGTTTTGGTCATCAATTGATTTAATTTTAAGAGCAAATGTAACTTGACCACTTGAATCAGTAACAGTAATTTGCAATTGACCAAATATATTATCTTCATCTGGACTAATTTGATCTAAGAATTGTGGAATACTACCTGACACATGATTAACGCCATTAGCCACTAAATAATCTTCGGCACCCGGGTCTGTAAAATTAATATCGTTAAGGTTTAACGCCCCAGTTAGGTTTATATCAGAATAAGAAAAGTCTTCCTCTTCGTGGTTCCATACAAAACTGTGGTTTAATTCATATAAGAGTTTTCTATTCAAGGCGCCATCAATCCATAAATCATCTAAAGAAACTGTGATTAAGAATATTACAAACTTAAATTTCTTATTTTGAATTACTTCATATTCGATTCCATTAGTAGAGTTCCCGCCTCTAACCATCACTAACGTACTAAACTTATATCCATTAAAATCTGATGACTTAACAAACTCAACAGCCTTAGGATTAACAAACTCTTTTCTATTTTTAAAATTTACTTTAATACCTTTAAATATAGTACTTGCAAATGAAATATCATTACCACCAGAAACAGGAGTATATTTCTTTTTAAGATTAGTCTTAATATACGATTGAATGTTAGATACGCCATTAATTTCAAATCCCTCACTAATCATAAATCTATCAAAGTAGTTATATGTTGTACTTTTAAAATGTGCAGGTGTAAGTTCAAATCCATCTAAGAAATTAACATAACTAAAAGTGTCGTTTAGTTGATCATGTTGTAAATACTTAGGCAAATTATCCATATAGAACCACTCATGTGTCATTCCTAATCTATCTCGACCATCTGATCCAAAATCAGGTGAGAAGTTTGTTCTACCAAATGCCTCATTTGCATTTAAGTAATACGGTTGTTCTCTAACAGTTAATGAATCTTTTAATACCCACTTATTAATATTAGGCACTACTCTAGATTTTATAGCAAATTCTTTAAGGCTATTCTCTTCTAGTCTATCATATTCAGACCATAATTTAACCTCATTATATTCATCTAAAGTTTCTTCTGGTAGAATATCACTAATACCTGAGAAGTAATTATCTGGAGATAAATCATAATCATTACCAAACACAGATAATGTATTTGTAGTACTTCTTTCTGGCTCATAATTAATACCAGCACTTGTTTCGTAATCTAATTCTTTAAGGTCTGAGTTTGATCTATCATAAAAATCAAAGTTCATATCGTGTATATCGTATGCAGAAAATAAACCTAGCCTAGCAATGTTCTCAGCGTAAACTTTATGTTCACCACTTTCTAGTGTGTTTGTATTATCCAGTATTATTTTCTTGTAAATAGAATTAGATCTACTAGTATCATCAACGATATCAATTACAGTATTATACGTATTTAATGAACTGGTTTCTATCATATTTCCAACGACAACATCTGAGGCTGAATCCTTAGTTACTAAAACTGATTTCCCAGCCGAGTTACCACCGGACATATAATAAACCGCATTAAGAGATAGAGTGCCGGCACTTAATTTAAGCAATCCATTTGGATGTAATGTAGTCTTAGTGTCTCTATTTTCTAAAGTAATAAATTGTTCTGCGTTAGTACCTGGCACTAAAACGCCAGACTGCAAAAGCCTATATCCTTTTAGTTTAGATTTAATATAAAATTCAGCTGCACCATCTTCAATTAAAACATCAAAGTTAATAGGGCTGTTGTTAATACATCCCGCAATTGCTTTCGCAATCTCAGCGTTAGTACCTTGTAAAGAAAATGATGTACTGTTAAATGTTCCAGCAGATAAATCATGCGTTGCAAAGAACGTTGAATTATCTAAATTAACAGAAGATTGAATTTGCGTTACTTTAGCAATAGAACTAGAAGTAAGTATATTTACAGGTGTAAAATTAAGTTCTAAATCTTGTAAAGTAGAATTTATTTCAGTAATAAAGATTTGATTATTATCTTTATCTATATCTACATTAATATTAAAATCATTACTAAATAAGTTTTGTATAACTAAGAAAGTAAGCTCCATTGTAACCTGTGTTGAAACTTGGGCAGTGAATTCTACACCACCTTTATTACATACTAACTGCCAAACCTCACCTGGAATATGTCTTAGAAACTTAATAGAGTACGACGACTCTCTAGATTCAAAAACAACAAACCTGTCATTTATAGCAGGAGTACTATTAATAGTTCCTTTGACAAAATCAACACCCGCAGAATCCTCTTTGACTAGATCAATAGAATTCCCATTAGGAGCTGTTCTAATCTCACCTGGTATTGCATTACTACTATCCTCAACAATTAAGTTTAACTCTTTAGTATCATATTTTGCTTTAGAAGATATTTTATAGAATGAATCACTAATATTAATATAACCTAAAGTAGGAGTTCCGGAAATATGTTTAAATGAAGGAATTGCAGACTCAGGGCTTTCGTTAATATAAGAAACTAAATTCTTAAGAGTAACATGTCCATCAATAGATGAATTTACATTTCCATATCCTGAATCTATGTCATTTACATATAGCCCAAAATACCTATTAATAGTATAGTCGTTAGCATTATCATCAAATAAAAACTCTAAATTAATTAGATTAGCACTTGCTAGTTTATTTCTTTCAAAGCCATCTGTAATTAAAGCGTTACTTGCAATTAACGGATTATCAGTTCTTATGAAATCTTTGTATAAGAATTCACCTTTAGAAGCAAACCCACCCTTGTCTAAATCAATACCTCTAAAGCTGCTCTTTTCTTCTCTAGCAAAATTAAACTGTATTGGTGACTTAGGAAATGCTTCAGCATTTACGTGCCTTCTAATATATTTACCTAAAGAAGAATCAGAGGTTAAATCAAATGTTTTAACAATCTCAGAGTTCTTTAAAATATCTTGTATGTTATCGTAATTAGTTATCGTATCAAAATCTAGTTCCCCAACAGGATCGTTAACCCTAAAGATAACAAATTTCTTAGGAATATCTTTGTCCAACCAAATTGGCGCTAGTATCCTAAGGCCTTCCTCGTGTAGTTTAGAGTAATTATATGTAGTCCCATAGTGATAAACCTCTTCTATTTGTTTATCAAAACTATCTTGGACTGCGTAGTCCGAATAATCAGATCTAGTAGCATACATAATATCAGATGGCGTTGAACTACTTTTGTAAAACTTATATAAATCGTATGCATAATCTCCATTTGGATTTAGTTCCCATTTTTTATACTCAACAGATGCCAGCTCTTTAGTTGCGTTAATAGACTCTAGATATATTTTATCCACGCTATTTGCTACTAACTTAACGTTAGTTGATAACTTAGGGTTTGTTCTTAATAAAGGCTTAGATACATTCTCCAGTTCATAATTTTCTTCTAAATCAAAATTAGGCTCTGTTCTATTTAATATCTCAGCATTATCAATTGCAGGAAATGTATATGTAGTCCAAGTTCCAACGGGGCCTGCTTGTGTTATACAATCATAACATGCGACGTCAGTACCTGCGACACTAATGTCTTTGTAATTAACAGACGCCTGGCTTCCTAGTCCTAGATCAACTGCATTAATAGAAACTGGTTTAGCAGGAATATCTGAAATACCACTAGTAACTTCTTCTGCCTCAATTGCAGATTGCATTATATTTACAGCATCTGAAATATTAGTTGCCATAATTGAATTAGTATAGGTATAACACTTGGAACCTATCTTAACCTGGCTACGAGTATCTGTACTTATACCAGTAATTTCTCTAACAAAATCATTTATATATGAAATGTCTGGATCTAGCATATTGACTTTATTAGCCATTCCATCTATAATATAGACCGGATAATAAGGAACACCTCCAGGTATACCTGGATCTAATTGTGCTTCACATCCATAAAATGCGTAATATATCGAAGTGTTTAAACCAGTATCATCTCCTAATCTAATTGAACCACCTGCCGAAGGGATGTTCCATAATGCAGGTCTATCATAATCTACATTAATATTCCCACCGCCATCGTCACATCCACCTAAAACCGATGTAGCTGTAGCAATTTCTAGTAAGTTATCGTTAGGGCTAAATCCATACCATCTATAAGATCCTGTATATCCAGTATAATTATCGTTGTCCCATACTACCATACCTCCAGTTGCAGGGTCTAATAACACAGCACTTGGTTGTAACTCTTGGTAGTTTAAAGTATTTGCAGCAGTCATACCAACCCATACTTTTTCCTGTCCTTTTGCTAGATCTAAAAGAGTGTAAGGATCTGCAGCGTCTACGTCTTGTCTATAGTATAAAGTAATAAGTGTAAAATTACTTTGAGAATTTAACCATGTCATTCCGTTTTTAGCATTACATACAGCACCTACATTAGTAGGATCTGGGTTATACCAATAAACAGATATTGCTTTTGTAGTATATGTAATCTCTTCTGGGCATGTGTAAAGATTTGTAGAAGCTCCATTCGCATCCGTAGTAGTCGACCATAAATTACCGTTCTGATAATAATAAGTATTAGTGCCCATCGGTGGGTTTAACCCATCTTGGCGATATGCTCCATCTGCAAGTACATAGTTTGAAGGAGCGTTGTTTTGTAAATATTGATTTGCGTAGTATTCCGATGCAAACAACTGCCCACCAGCCGAAACTACATCAGCTAGTGTCGCAGTTTCGCTAATATTTTGCCACGCCTCACCCTCTTCATAAATACCATCACAATAAGTATTACCATTACTGGAATATCTTACAATAAGAGGCCATGCGTTACCACCTGTAACATTACAGCTTAACACTTCTTCAATTGCTCCGGTGCTTGCGTTTAGCTTAAGGGCTTTTACAACAACATTGCTATTTGAAGTTTCTTCTACAGAAATCCAAGTATTAGAAGTGCTCGTTGGAACTACTGGATCTAAAAGTGAAGATGTTTCATAAAGAAAATCTCCAACCGCTAACGTAGATAAAGTTGTAGACCCACCTGTGCCTGTATCATAATAATAAACAGAAGTAATTGGTCTATCTAATCCACATACAGAGGTATCTGAGTTAGACCATGGCCCAAATCTAACAGCCCTCCATGGAACTTCTGTAACAGTAAAAGTATATGTTATATCATTGCTTGAACTAAAAGATCCGTATTCATCAGTAGCTCTTAAAACTATAGCAATACTTCCGGCAGCATTACCAGTAACCGATAAAGTGCCATTAGAAAATGTAGCAGAACTTATAGGTCCTGTTTGTGATAGAATCGAAATAGTTACAGCATGTCCTTCGCCATCAGTAGCTGTAATTGCAGGAGATTGCCAACCACTTCCTTGTTGAATCTCTATTGCGAGGGGTGGCGGCGTTATATTAAAATAAGGAGATGTATTACCAGGCTCCGTTAATTGATATTGGATTTGACCGACTGCACTTAAACCATCGCTATCTGTGGCTTTAAAATAAAAAGTATCCGTTACCGTTGTGTCTCCCGGTGTAAGTACGGTACTTGAAGTATATACATAGTTTTCGCCATTAGTCTGGCTCACCTGCCCATGATTTAAACTTGTGTTTAATTGAGCTAATGTCTGTGTTGTGTTACCGTTTTGGGCCGTTACCCAATCAAAAGTAAGAGTAGTAGTATCTTCATCTCCTGCTGATCTACTAAAAAACTTTTGAATACCACTAGTACCTGCAGCAAAAGTGTCACCTTGTGCTTGTACAGTAGGCGCTTGATTTGCCGGTGCATTAACGGTTATAGTCTGAGTAGCTGTATTGCTATTATTAGAATTAACATCTACTGCTTTCCATGTAAATGACGCATTACCTTGGAATGTAGTTCCAGGTTTATATTTTGCTTGATAGCTAGATAATGTCTTTGGTAAATCACCGTTAACTAAAGGAGTATTCGGTAAACTCTGGTCAAACAATTCACCGTTTGCAGGCAATGATAAAATTACCCAAGTCATAGAGTCGTTTTCCGGATCATTTACATTCGCGGATAAATCAATATCTACGTTATCATTTCCAGTTCCGTTTTGAGTTACTGTTGATGTACCATTAGTAGCAACCGGAGGTTGGTTGATACTAGTATCAATAATACCTATAGTCTCTACGCCACCTGCAGTATTACCATTATTATCTGTAGCTCCTAATGTAACTATAAAAGTCTCTACGCCCTCAGATACTGTTATGTCATTTGAAAGTGTAAAACTAAGTGTAATAGTATCTGTACTTGTAAAGTCTAAAGTCTCGGTCACGTTTCCAGTACCTATTGGCCATACTGTAAAATCTGCTTCTGTAGCAGTTCCACTAAAAGTAGCTAGTAATTCATTACCTTGTACCCCACCGCTATCGATTGTAATATTAATTACATCTCCCTCATTGAAATTCATCGGGCTAGGAATAGAGCCATTACTATCCTTTACCGTAATCGTATATGTTGGAATTGGGGCTGCTGTTGTAGTAGTTGTAGTACTTGAAGTCGTAGTAGTTGTCGTAAGTGTACTAACTAGACCCGCGGCATCTATTCGAACCGCAGCAATAGTAGCATCTGCTTTTTCAAATGCAAAAAAGTCAGTTGTGTTCCCTACAAATGGAGTACTTAAAGCACCTCCAGCTGCGTCAGGGTTTTGATCATTGTCTTCGTAAACTGTCTCGCCATTTGCAATGTCGACTCCAGCCGCATCAGCCCAAACCGTAAGAGTACTACCGGTACCCCAGTTCGCTATTGCGGTTGCAGCGGTTGTAAAACCTGTTGTAGTATTAAGTGTAAAACTTATATTTGCCATTCAGTTAAATCTTATTTATAGAGGTATTTCAGTCCTCTATTATATATCAAGATTATTATCTAACTAAATGAAGGACTATGACTGGATTATATTCCTACCGTTTGATTGAGTGTACCAAGATTGAAGTGGACTTGTTGAAACGTCTCTTGTCAATTTAGCAGCTTTAATAGAGTTTAAGTTTTTACCTTTAGGACTATATTTAGCGAATACTTCTAAATCAAAAGAGAATTGTTCACCGTATTTATCAAAAATATCAAAGCCAACTTTTTTAGTATAAGTCAAGTTATTGTAAGCTAATCTAGCAAATCCTCCAATTCTACCAGTATCTAGAGATTCGTTATTTCCAAAATAATCTGTCATTCTATATTGGAATACGATGTCTACTGAAACTGCATTAGATTCATTATCTTTTTTAGGGTTTATTTCTTTTTTACTTCTTTTGGTATCACCTCCTACTTTTAACGTCTCGACGTTAATCGGAGACATATATAAGAATGAACCGCAAGATCTACCACCTAACAAATACTGGTCATTTTCTTCGTATGACATTTTAATCGGCCTGTCTAGGTCTGCGCCCGGAGTTACAGCACTTAAACCTCTACCATTATGATAAGCAGTTTGTTGTTTGTTCTGTTCTCTATTTAGATTAGCATTATACCCAAAGAAACTAAATAATGTAGCACCTGTAGCAAGTACAGAAGTTTTAGGCATTGAGAAAATCATACTCGTTCTAACAGTATCTATATTGTAACTTCCACCGGTTCCATCTTCCCATATATTTGATAATAATGGATGATCTTTATGTAAATATAAACCTCTGTTATATTGGTAAAGCCCAATATTACCGATACTAGTTACGTTAACTTTAGAATTAGACCAACTACCTGTAAAATCAGTAAATGTACCGTTCCATATAAAATCGTCTGATCCTGCATTAGAAGCATTTAATGGCAAGGCACTACTGTAACTTAATCCATATTCATAATCACCTATATCGAAAGGCTGCGTTAGAGTTTCTACAGGTTCTATTATGTAATGTGGGTTTTGATTAGCAACGTCCATATATCTGCTATAAACAAATTGACCTCTTCTCTGTGCTGATTGATATGGAGCATCTCCAGTCTCATCATAAGATTCAGTATCAACATTTTGAAACTGAACCGGAGCTAAGTCATATTTGCCTTCAGTAAGATAATAACTATCGTTTTCAACCTTTTTATCAAAACTGTCTGCATTGCTATCATTCAGTGCTAAACCAAATTTATTACTACTCTCTGTTGAATTTCCTGCAGAAGATCTATATGCTGGTTTATTTCGATCACCAACCAGTCTAGAAACTAATTCTAGCTTAGTAGCTTTACTATTTTCTAATTGTAGCTTAAATGTTTTATTAACAATATGTCCCTTTCTAATTGTAAGATCTGCAACCTCATCAACATAGTAACCTGCAAACATTTGAATGGTCTGATCTTTAGAAACATTTGTTACAGTACCGTCTTCGGCAACAAGCTTAACAACAAGTTCTCCAACTTCAGCTTCAACACTACCTTTAAGGCTAGCGATCTGAGCTTCTAAGTCTGCAATCTTATCATAAACCGATATTGGCTTTTGTTCCGGAGATAAAAATCCTGATGCAATATTAGTTGCAATGTGAGCATAATAGCTTTCGTTAGCTGTAAAAGAATCTCCAACATGAGTGTAAATGCCTTGGGCATTTAATTCCTCGGTCATTCTTACTCTAGCTAATTCTGCTAAGTTTTGTGTTATTTGATCTGAAATATCAGTAGTATCAAGTTCTGCTTCTGGAAATGCAACAGTCATTGACTCTGACCAATCAGACATGATTGGGTTTTGAGGGAATCCAGCTTCTGAAACAGATTTTATTCTAATTTCAACAACCTCACCCTGGCTAATTGGAATATCTAATTGATTAAAGTTAATCTCTTGGCCATCTTCAACTCTAGAGTCTTGCCATGTAAACTTAGTAGATACAGTTCCATCTGGGCTAATCGTCTTAGCTCTTGGTCTTACTTTAGTTTTCTTTTCGTTCCAATTTGAGAATACCGCAGTCTTTTCTCTACCTTCTTCTTTAAATTTAAGTTGAGCAGCTTCGCCTGATTTACCAGACGTTGATAGGTATCTATAAGCAACAATAAATTGTATAACTTGTTGATCTGCCGTATCAGCAACTTTCTTAGGTTTTGGAGTTGCCCAAAAACCTCTAATTCTATACTTAGGTGAAATATTCTTGACATTAGTATCTGAAGAAATGCTTTGAATTTGATTTACAACTGAAGTAAATAGTTTAGCCTCTGAAGATCTCTCTTCAATTAAAGAGCGTAACTCTGATTTATCTTTATCTTTTTGTACTTCAGATTCGTACTTCTTAGTAGCAATCTCTTCACGCTTTTTAGAGACAGTAGTGTCTAATTTCTTAACGGCTTCATCAACTGTTATTTTATCAGCAGCTAATTTTTTAATTTTATCTTTAGCATCATTCGAAGTTAAGTGAGTATTAACCTGGACTACTTTAAAGTTTTCGCCATCTAATACTGGAGCATCCGGAGTAACACCAACTGCTGCTGGTGGAATTGAATCTGTTTTAAGAGCATCAATCATTCTACTGAAATCAGCCACATTTTCTTTATAGTACTCTGCTAAGTTTATTTCTACGCCATCCTCTTGTGTAAGTAATAATTCATTTGTAAAGTAACCAACACCAGGTGACCAGTTTTCTGCTAATAATTTTGAATCAGCATCAATAGCCTTCATAAACATTAGCACTCTTTCATTAAATCCACATGGAATTTCAATAGAAAGATTGTTATCTTCATTCTTATAGATACCTAGCCCGTTTGGACCAATCTTAATAGCTTCATATCCTTCAACTAATCTAAGCTCCACCTGTCTAGTAGAAGAGTCTAGTTTGTCAATTACATATCTTGTGTTTTTAGAACCGCCAGCGACCATTAATTGATCACCAACTCGAAGCAACTCAGTCTGATCTAGGTCTTTGCTCTTATCAGAATATGTTAATTTATCTAAAGTGTATAATTTAATAGCCTGTTTTACAGCAACACCATTTTCCAATACCTCTACCTGAGAATTAGAAATTGATAGGACATCAAACTTTCCAGTATATTGTCCAGTTCTGTAAGGCATGTCTCTTAATTCTTCATCTACGATATACTTAACATTATTATTAACAACATCTCTAATAGCTGTTAAATAAGATATGTTCTCTTGGTTCCTATAATTTTCATTAAAGAAATTTACCGCGTTTTGATCTGTAGAATCAAAGATAATTCTTTTTACTAGTACTCTTTCAGTATCATTTGGAATTTGACCACTAACATCAAACGTAGTTTTAAGCATTGGATTTAAGAAATCCTCTGCAAAATAGTTTGGAGCAGTTGTAAAGTTAATAGGTCTATTGACAGTTGTTAAATCATTTGCAGGGCTTTTAAGAGCCGAAGTAATGATATTTTGAAAAGTTCCATCTGGTAGTTTAATCTTAGTACTACCTTTACCTAAACCTGTTAAAGCTTTTAAATTAGTATCTAATCTCTGTAACTCTTTTTGCATATAGCCAAATCCAGGAATAGTCACTATTTTAGTTCCTTCATCAGTAAGTATTTCCAATGGAATACTTTTCTGCTCAGTTGTTACTGCTTCATTAATTCTTTCAAAAGTTTTTAACGAGTTAGTATTAAGCTCTAAGAGCTTCTTTAATGAGTTGGAAATAGAGTTGTTTGTGTTCATATTATCTTAAAATATCTGCTTCAAATACGTAATTGGATGAGTCCATACAAACTATTTCGATATATGGAGTTGTTGTAATTAACTGTGATGGGTCAATGTTTGCAACTGCCTGATCGTATCCAGTAGATGTGCTTGTCCAAATTTTTATATTGTTTCCGTTAATGGTTATGTTATCTAATGCGACTCTAAAGATTTGTCCGTTTGACCAACCGTTAGTAGAATCATCAATGTATATATTCAGGTCCCCATTGAATGCATTAGGGCTTAACACGTTCTTTAAACTTAATCTATTAGAGAAAGGAACTAGTTTAGACCAGACTCCGTATTGGTTTGCTAAATTAGGATCAAATAAATTTGTTGAAGATATTTGGCTTACAGTTGTTTTAGACGCTAAGTCCCAAACAAATGAGTCTGCAATCACATATCCGTTAACATTATTATTTACTTTGATCTTACCAGCGATTGATTTATCAATAGTAGTTCCCTTTCCTGCAAAAATTACATCTGTATTATATTGTAATTCCACCGGAATAGTTCCATCAATTAATGAGTTAATCTTAGTATGTGCGTTATTAACAAGATCCAGCAAAGCTGTCGCATCTTGTAACTGTAATGATGATGCAGTAAAATCATCTTCTACTGCTTTTATTCTTTTTTCAAGTGCTGCCGCTTTGGCAGTACCTAAAATAATATTTTCTAAAGTATCTAACCTATCAGTAACTTTACCATATCTGTTATTAGTTTGCAATAATAGATCTGTTGCGTTTTCTAACGCAGTAGTAGTGTCCATGAAAAGGTCCATAGAGAAAGTAGTAAAATCATTTACACTTGTCTCAACTCCTACATTATCTAAAGATGAATTAAATTTAAGATTTAACTTTAATGAATAAGCATTACCATTTAAACCAGTAACTTCATTAGGCTTAAACTTAATTTGTTCATGTATTTTTGTACCAGGTCCAGCAGTATCTTGAATATCATCTAAGATTAAGATACCATATAGGTTAGTAGATCTGTTTGCAGGAACTGACTGACTATATAAATCATAGTAAACTAAAATCGCATTAAACTTAAATTGTGAGCCAGTCTTTGCAAAGTCTAATAAAGACTTTACGTCAGGGTTGTTTTGTATCCCAGCATAAGAAGATGTATTAAAATCAATAACCACTGAATCTGTTGCATTTGTAGCTATATCATAATAAGCACCTTGGCTTACAGACCAGTTATCTACAACTGGTGACATGTTTAAATTTGGATCCGGGTGTGTTTGACCTTCTCTTCCCTCAATATTAGTTGCTTCGCTATCTGTTGGGAATAACTTGGTAGCTGTTGTATTATAGTCTTGTGGCTTAAATAAAACCAGTGGAGTATTTCCAACAGATGTTGGTACATTAATATAGACTTCATGATATGTATTACCTTGGTAAGCCACATCGTTCTCTGCATCTATAGTACCTAAATATTTTACGACTCTATCATAATTAGCGCCACCTAAAATTGCATTATCATTTTCAGCATAAGCACCAGTACTAGATTCGTTAGAATCTGTAGGTCTAAAGCCAATTGCTCCCATTGCAGATAACCACTTAAAGAAAATCTTTTCAGAATCAGATGCTAAAATAATTGGATCGTAGTCATCATCCTTTAAAAGAATCTCTTCCATGTTTAAAGCATAATTCTGAAAGGTCTGCGCAAAATCAACATTAGGCGGACCTGCTTCATACGGAGCACCAGAAGCTTGCTTTAAATTCAGTTCAAAGTCTATGGTATTAGAGCCGGTTACAGAATCTGTAAAATCTGGTAAATCTAATAAAGCATATTTGCTAAATTCGAAGTTCAGATCAGAACTGTTAAACGCTCTAGTCATATCTCTTGCTGAAGATGCAAAAGCATACATTGTCCCGCCTTGCGGCTGTGGTATTCTAACTAAAGGAGTTGCCATCTATTAGGTTTCGGTTATTATTTAATCGTTTATGCTATAGTACAAGCGTATGAGCCTATAATATACCATTTGTTTTCAAAACATCTTACTGTTAACGTTGAATTAGTGTCATTTAATGCAATTGAAGTTGCACCAAGAGTTGCACCAGTTCCAGCTGTTATCGCTGAAGATGCACCACCTACATTAATTAAAGTTACTTCTGTTCCATCAACTGCAGTTGGAATTGTAAATCCTGCATTAATAAAGTAAGAACCTTTTGTAATCTCAGTTGGAGCTAAGTTAGCTGCAGGAGCTGACGCAGTTCCAACAACACCAGACTTAGCAATTCTTCCGGAGAAGGATGCGTTTCCAGACATCGTTACCGGAGTACTTACTGTCATTCCTGATGCGTTTACTACTAAAAGATTCGTACCATCATTAACTGTTAAAGAACTTGTAGTTGCGCTAGTTAAACCCGATAATACCGAAGTAGTAGGATTTAAAAGTGCAGTTACAGAAGCTAACTCATCGTTTAATAACTCAAAGTTCGCGTTAATTGTTGGTCTTGAAGACGATACCGAATCGGTACCTAAAATTTCTGTAATGTTTGCCATTTTAGTTTATTTTACTTTTATCATATTACGTCTTATGACGTTTTTGTTGTTATATGTATCTTCCACATCAAGTAGAATAGAGTAGTCTCCAGGTTCCTTGAAAATATACGTAAGCCACATATTATTATAGTATATATCAGTGATTTCTGGGTTACTTAAATTTGTAATAGTCCATTTTGGATTTTTAGCTCCAGGAAACTTAGAAATATCAGTTGATATAGTTACATGAGTAGATCGATCTACTGTCGCATGGTGTTTAAACACTCTCGTGTCGTCCCATGTAGGATTGTAATGTTTTGTATGTACTTCACCGCTAATTTGAGCATTCGAGCTATTATTAGCTTTTATTATCGTGACCGCTTGAAAGTCGTATGTTTTAGAATACTCTTGACCAGTACATAATATATACCAGAATTTATCATTGATATCTTGAGCGTTATCATTATCGTTTAAATCTTCAAAAACACCATTATAGTTAAATTTAGAAATAATAGGGTCTGTACTAGCTTCAAGTTCTGCAATAATAGAGTTCCAACCTGCGAAATCAGCAGCGTTTATCGGAGTCGGTGTTGTAATAGTATGATCTCCGAATGTAACAGTATTTTTAACAGGATGTTTATGCACAATTCTTAAAACATCTCCTTGTTCAATCCAGTCAATTTTAAAACTAGCAGCTAAATCCGGTCCAACTCTCATTGCTTCCCACCAAAGGTGATCAGTATCTTTCCATCTAAAAGTAGACTCATCCCACTGATATGGCCCTGTAGTTTCCGAATATCCTGTTTCAGAGTAAATATCTTTATACCTCGATACTGTTGAAAATCTTATACCGCTATCTTCACTGTGTACATAGTTAGCCCTGTCTAGGGTTAAATACATAGTTGCTATATTATCATCCACTATCGTTTGGTTGTCCTGTGCGAAGTCCCAGTAGCCACCAGATCCGTTCCAGTTTAATGATTTAGAATTCCATGTTTGAGACATGGAATTAATATCAGTATCTAACCATTTGTAAATGCCGTATAATTCTAAATCTTTTAATTTAACCTCAAATAAATCTTTTGTTTTATAGAAAGACATGTGGCCGAATAGGTCGTATGTTCTCATTTCTACAGTATATGAACCTGCAAATGGCAGGCTAAGAGGTAATTGTTTGTAATCGTCAATTGCTCCTCTATATTCTTGATGAAATCCATTAGGGCCATCAATTAACCATTCAATTTCATAAACCCATTTCTTCCACCAGTTATCCCAAGTTACTTTTAAGTTTGCATTTGCATCTACTGCATCGTTCCAAACAAAATTAGCCTCATCCCATACATCATCAAAAGAGGGTACTCCGTCTAAAATAACTGGACACCCAATTGGAATATCTTTGTTATATGAATGTAGATCTCTATCATGGTATGTCTCGTAAAACGTTCTATACGCTGTTTTTAATTCAGTTCTTTGAGCTTCAGTTAACGTACCTTCATCTCCTATTGTTAAATTTAAAAAGGTATCATAATTATTAGCTGGAATATTATGAGATAGGCTTGGTGATAAAACATTAGATATATCTTCGATAAAAAGATCTCTATCATTAGGGAATACTTGATATTTAACTTTGTGTCCTTCTGTAAAATAACCGATTGAATTTTTTACATTCCACATGTTTAAATTTCTATTCGTAAAGTAATCACCTTCACCTGTAATATCTACAATCTTAGCCTCAAGTGGCAAATAATCTTTTTGTAGTCTATTCTTTAAACCATATAGTTTAATAATAACTTCATCAGGAGTATAATCAAATACTTCATCTACCTTTGGAATATCCCACTGATCAAATTGACCGTTAGTTTCGTTTAATCTATAAACTAATGAAAACCTGCTAGTTTTCTTTTTAGTACTAGATGGAACTTTAAACTTTAATCTCTTTCTAATCATTTCACCCCTAACAGATGAGTTAGGTACTGGGATTGCATGTAGTTTACCAAAATTACTCTCTGATTTATCTACATTAATCCAATATTCTTTAAGCGTAATTTTATCATAACCGAAGAAATCAATAGCATTTAAGATTGCTTTATATGTACCAACAAAGGGTTTAATGTTATGCAGCTCTAGCAATAACTCCTTTCTCTTTTGGTTCATTAATACTTGATCCGGAGCATTTTCAGTAATATCGTGTGATTTAAACAATAGAAAATCCGAATCTTGTAAAGTATTACCTAAATTAGATAATAACACCTTAAGCCTTTCGTCTTCTCCCTCAACCTCACCATAAACATCTATCCTAGCAACAATATCGGATCCTGCTTTAATCTCAAGTATTCTTCTATGGATACCTTCTTTAGTAGAGTTAAGAGCTATATTAATTTGAATAGCAACATTTGTATTAGCAGCTATCGTTTTTAAGTTATTAGCATCTTGACTTACAATGTTTGAAAATTCATCTAGATCTTTACTTTGAGTTTTTAATTCTTTTATGAAAGGTTTATTATCTTTCATATCATAGCCATACATGATGATATCCTCAGATTGAAATACTCGAGTTGGTTCCCATTTAAAATCAAATGAAAGCGTACCATTATCCGGAGCAATAGGAGTATTAATAACACCGTCACCATTAGCGTCCACTGCATCCTCTAAGATAAACAGGTTGACAGTTTCATACAATTGTGTAGATACAATAGGCATATAAATCTTACCTTCCCAGATGCCATCTACTTGCGTGAACTGTAGCTCGCTTGTTAAACCGTTAAAAAATCTTAAATTATTCCACATATTATCTAATATACTTGTCGTCTTTTTTAACTGTATAGTTCTTATATCCTCTTAGAAATCTATTACCTTTAAGTATGTTTAAAAGAGCATCATCTAAAAATGAAATAAAAGCTTCTAATGTTTTATTTCTTTGTATATGTTTAGAAAGCATCCTCTTTAATAAACCAGAACTTTGGTAATCGTTACCAACATTTAACTTACTATCCTTTCTTGATTTAGCAAAATCATAAAGACTCTTTCTTTTATATGAAAATAAATCGTTATATAATGACATTATTTCAAGGCCTTTCTATTTCCAGCCTGTACCCTAGTATAAATAGTTCTAGGTACTGGCGTTGGGTCAAAGTTAACAGACAACGCTGCTTCTGCATTAAGTAAAGCTTGGTCGACAATCTCATCACCATCACGATCTAACCATCCGCCCCTAAAGACTGCAACTTCTTCTTTTTCCATAATTATATCACCCCACTCGTCTAGGCCTGCAACTGTATATGGTATTACTGTAGTAGGTTCGACATCAACAGTCCTAACCTCTTCTACTTTTTTGAAAAAGATATATTTTTGTTTACCGTTACCTATATCCTCTAAGACCACTGGCTCTTGTGGTTGTACTGTTGTTGTAACAGATTCATAATAACCCTGTCTTCTAGCTGTTTCTTCAGTTTCTGAAATAAATCTAACATTTACAGAATCAATACCTTCTACCTCTTCTAAGATATAAACAATATCAGACTTAGGAAGTTTATCTCTTCTTGTTACATTTAACATATAATCACTTACCTTCGCTCTAACATCAGTAAAAATCTCCTCTCTGGTAAAGCCTTCGAAATATCTAATGTTAACATCCATGCTATATTTTCTAACTTTAGGCTGAACAAATACAACCTCAGTTGTAACCATTTGTTGCCCGCTGTCTTGGATAACTTTACCCATTTTATCATATTCGTTTTGATCAAAAAACATTTCATTCTCCGGAATAGAAAAATAATCTTGTCCTGACGCTAATTTTCTTTTTACATCTGGTACAGCAAAAATATAGATAACATTATCATCATCTAAGTATTCATCCGATGTCGTGTTGTAAGCGTCTATATATGAAAATAAACCATATCTTGATAAGAAATACTCGTAATTATCCGGGGTCGCTAAAACAAACGATTTAGATGCTAACGGAGTCATGATCTTTGTAAAATCAGTAGACTCTCTATCTGCTCCCATCTTAGGAGAAGATGTCATTGTAATATCTAAGAATGCATTTAAGTCATGTTCGGTGCCTAAAGAATCAGTTCCTTCAGCTTGCCACTTAAAAGTAATATCTCTACCATCATCCATATTACCCATAAAACCATCGTGGTTTATATATTCTACTTCAATAAGAGATCCTAGTGGTGGTATTGCACCAAATGCATCATTACCAAAATAAACATCAATACCGCCAGAGATACCTGTTTTTAATAAATAACCCTTTTCTTTATTTAATAAGTCATATAGTGAGTTATGCTTAGTCCATTTTTCACCGTTTACAGAAACATTAACTTTTGCATGATCTGATAATTTCTTTGTTTGTACATTAAAAGACTGTAGCTTCTCTCCAGTTCCGGTCAGTGTTTGTCTTTCATATTCACCTTGGATAATTGCAGCCCTGAGCTTAGTAATATTAGATTTTTCTAATCTAAATCTATCTTTAGATGTTTCTAAAGTATACATCAATCCATTTTCTTCACATTTTAATAATGCTCTAGCATCAATATTTAATCCAGTTCCTGCTACTTTAGATAAATCAGCACCTGGCTTCCATCTAAATTCTATCTCGCCCGTAGCTGCAAAGCCTCTTGTAGCGTCATGCCCAGTTAATCTTGACATACCATATATAGATTCTGCATGTTGAGCAGTATATATGTTTTGTTCGACAATAGCATCTTCAATATAGAACATGATTAGCTCGTATAACTCCCCGAATACAGAAATTATTTGAGCAAAAGGAGAAGCCTCTGTAAATAGAGTATTAGCCCTTTTGTAAACTCTGCTAATCCAAGTCCTTGTGTCAGTCTTGATTTGCCCGGCGTTGTTCCTAACCGTCTGTAAAAATTTTAATTCAGCCATTTATTATTTATCTCTTTTATCTTAGGTTTATTTGTACTAGATATTTACTATCAATTGTAATATCAATATAGGCAATATCCCTCACAGTACCTTTGAAGAATTTTACATCAGCAGCTACCTTGTATTTAGTAGCCAGTGGGCAATAAGCATTTATCTGATTTGTAATCATTTGCTTGATATTAAATTCATTTTGTCCTAATGAATATACCAAGTCCTCTAAATTACAACCTAAATCAGGAGAACCCAAGACTTCAGTTTTTCTAGTAAATAAAATAGTTTCGATCTGAGTAATCAATTGCTCAATCTCACCATTATTTTGCAACTGCGTCGAGTTGTAATTTGGGTCACCTATGTATTTTATATAAAATTCCATTTATATATGTATTCGGCTTATTATGAATGGAACATCCAGTCCACGCCTTCATCGCCTTTAATTTCCTCTATTATCGACTCTAACTCGGTGTCTCCCATGTCTTTAATAGCATCGTAATCAAACTCTACATTACCAGGTAAAGCAAACTTAAAGATACCTAGCTTGGCACCTAACGCTGATTTTACCTTGGCGCTTACATATCTAAAGAAAATCTCATCCGAGTACAAAGCGCAATCAGATATAGTTTCATATACATGTAAGATCATATCTCCCTTTGGAGTATCTCCTAAAATCTTCAACTCACCATTTAATCTAGTGTATTGAAAGCTAATAGGGTTTTCTAAAATCTGTCTTGACAAATCTGCCATCGAGGCATTCAAGACATAATATTGTAATTCTTCAGCGGTTTCTGCAGAAGAAGAGCTAGTAGCTCCCCCGAATAACATCTTTTCTAAAGCAAAATCTCCACCACTTTGAAATCTTAAATCCATTCCTTGTCCAACTCCATTAAAGCCAGATGCTAAATCAAATACTCCAAATACAGAATATACAGCACCACCATCTTCGCCATTAATACCACCTGCTTTAGGTAGGTTTAAACATCTATTGTTTTTAAAATATTCAGATTTAAAAACATTTTGAGGTACATGGTAATAGTTTTCTTTTACAGAATCTTCATACTGCTTATAGAACCACTTCTTAGCTCTTTTAATAATATTAACAATTTCTCTTTGCGGTAAATTAACCGGAACCATACATGCACCTGTTAAGTCATCACCTATTTCTGTTAAGAAATCATTTAAACAAGTAGTACCAAAGTCTCTTGGTGTACTTAAATCGTTAAGATTGCCACTTCTAATTTCGCTCATTTTACGCTTTAATTTTTTTACTTACAATGACTTCCGTATCATCTCCAAATCTAGCATGAGGTCCGACCCCACCCTCTCTGAAAATACCACCTTCCATCTTACCTTTAAAAATACCATCTCTACCAAAGACATAGCAATTCTTTAAAGTACAACTCCCATGGACAAAACTAGACTCAACTTTAGAGTCTATAATCTCTGTACCTTGGTATAAATTTGATCTTAATATATTACCACCTGAAACCTTACTTCCATAAAGTTCACAAAATTCAATATTACCAGACAGCTCGCAATTAACAAATTCAAATTCACTTAACAAATATGCAGTCTTAAACTTACCATCCTTAATTTGAACCATTCCAAAATCAGAGTCATAATTAATTACTCCCTCTGACATGCCTCCATTTGATAGAAGTTCTAAGACTTTTTTCTTAAATCTATTCCAATGCACGCCAATAACCTGCGGATCATCTTGCAAATCTACTAGTATATGTATCTCGGGCCAATGTTTATTTACGGCAGAATAGTCTTTTAGCATTTCCATAAGAGGTTGATTCTTATGTAAAATCCTTTTCATTTCAATTTTATTCTGAGGAGTAAACGCTTGATTAAAACAAGAATGCCATATAGACATGATAAACATTTCTGCTAAATGTAGAATATCATCACACCTTTTTTCATAATCTTTACCACCAATATATCTAAATTCTAGGTAATTGCTTTGAGCCTTTTCAAAGTTAATTCCGTAGTATTTAGTATTTGCAAATGTAAAATTATCTGAGCTAATTAGATTTTCATTGTAGTAGAATGCTTCTTGCTTAGGCATAACCCATTTAATAGATTTTGCATAAGTAGAATTCTCTCTATTAGGAAAATACTTATATACCCTAGCTTCGTCAAATTCTAAAATAAACTTTAATATATTCATTTTAGAGATCATCATACTATCTTCTAAAACCCCTTTAGCAAATGACATGTTTAAGTGGATAGATGCTCGGTCAGTTGTATAACCGTTCTCTCTAATCCATCCTAACATTTTAATAATAACTACTCTGGCGTCGCGATACAGCATCGCACCTGTTACTAGCTCCATAAGTCCCTTTCCACCAGACATGTCTGGTTCAAGTTTAAAAACTTCTGTATTAGGTTGGAAATCTGAATGTGCCTTATCCTCTAATCTAATTTTACGATTAAGTAGCTTAGATAAAGAGTCTACTGTAGCCTGAGTTTCTAGATTTGAATAGAATTCAAACTCGATACCGATCTGTCCTCCGTTCAGTACCGAGATTCTACTAGAGTCTTTGTTTAGTTTTTGCATATATAAGAGTATGATATTATCTTTCAATATATATCAAACTCTTCTTACAACTTTATTGGGGCATCTTTAAGAATACCTTCATAGATCCTTCATCTATTCTAGTAATTTGAACAGTTATCTTATCACCAGGGTTAAATACAGACATAGTCTCTTCCCCAATTTCGCTAACATGTAGTAATCCAGTTATACCATTTTCAATTGTAATGAATAAACCATACTCCTTTTTAGACTTAACGGTAGCTTCTACTACGCATGGAATTGAGTACCTTTGATTTATGTTTATCCATGGATTAAATTCTACAGTATCTTTTTGAGTTAACGTAATTTTATTATCACTAATAATATCTTTAACTTTAAAGTTAATAGGATCTCCAGGTTTAATTTCTCTAGCTCTAAACTTAACTAATGTATCTTCGTCTAAATCATTGTTATGAATCATACCAGTTAAACATTTATCAAATTCAACAAATACTCCGTATTTTGCAGTTCCAGTTACATTACCAGTTTTATCTTCTCCAATAGTATCTTTTAAGTTTTGAATTGACTGTGGTATTAATGCTTGTAAATATTTTCTATGTGATACAACAACAGTCCCTCTTTCTGCTGAGAAACTAACCGGTACAACATAAATCTCTTCTCCAACAATAGAACTAAAGTCAGATAATTTATTAATACCTGCTAGTGAACCTGGCATAAAGCAATTAATACCTTGCACTGTAACTACATAACCACCTTTGTCAATCATGTTTTTAACAGTACCTATCCATGCAGTTCTACCTTCTTCGATAGCATCTCTTAGGTCCATGAATGTTTTATGTTTCACACCACCTGTAATTGTTCCACTTAAAAGAGCTTTATCTTCAAGAATTAATACTGCAGTTTTATCACCAACTGATGATGCTTTAACTTCGTCAGACTCTTTACCAAACTTAACATATACTAGCTCTCTATAGCCTATATCTACTGTTATGTAGTTTTGATCTATTCCGTATATAGTACCATCGTGAATTTCACCTGGGTTGACGATCGGCTTAATATCTGTACCAAACTCTTGCATCTTATTATACAATTCTTGTGCATAGTCTTCCCTAGAGAATACTTTGTCACCGTTTTGTGTTTTAATATGTGGGTTTGGTTTTCTATAACGCGTAGGGCAGGTGCCTTCGTATTTGTCCCAGAGGAATTCTCCGGCTTCGTCATAAAATTCTGAGTGATCGTTTCCAAGATCTTCACTAACTTCTGGTGTTTTGTTAATGTTAGCTTCTTCTTGTGGGTTTATAGCTTCTTCTGCTATAGTAATTGTGTTTGAATTGGTTGTAGTCGAATCTTTACCGATTCTTTTTCTTTGTCCTGACATTTATGTTTTATTTAAAAGGTTGTCTTATACTATCTTAGTAACATATTATATATCCACTTCCTTTAAGTGTTTATCCGTTTTATGTTAAATAAATTATTTTGCAAAATAAGTGCCAAAAAGTTTTTTTATGTCAATCTTTTTTCGTATATTAGTACTGTAATTAAAAACAAACAAAAACTATGGCTATACCTAAAATTTACAAACACGGAATCGAAATTACTAAACCATGGTCTACTGAAATGTATGCCTATAATGATGATGTTAGAGAATATATGATTAAAGAGATTAAGATCTGTATTAATTCATTAGAAGATAAAGAGACTGCAAATAAACTTGCAAGAATAATCAACCCTTCTACTTATGGCGAAGGCTTCGATGTTACAGAAATTAAAGCAGATCTATTAAACAATGCTGAAACCTTTGAAAACTACTGGCTAGCAGAAATATGGGACGATCTTATTTCTGAAGATTGGGTTTTACCTAACTTTATCGAAGGCAACGAAGTTCACCACATTATCGGCTTTGAATCTAAAGAAGAGATTTTAGAACTAAGAGCTAAATTTTCAAAACTAAATAAATAAAATATGAGTAAATTTAATGTAAATGAAGTAAAGTGTAATGGAGTCGGCGGCTCAGGCTATCAAGCCGTTCTTAAACACAAAGACCAGATTCAATCTATTTGCCAAGAGGTTCGAGACTTACTCGGCGATAAACTCTGGGATAAAATGATTAAACAAGCATCTGAAGTAGATACTTATACTGATTATCATTCAGGTATTAGATACAACAGCGTAAAAGATAATGCTTATAGATTGGTTACTGGAATTGCTGGACATGTATCTTCTTACCTTGACTCTGATGAACTAATTGAGATGCACGTAGGCGCCGTTCTAAACAATCTAACTATTGACGAAAAGGTTTATATGGTTCTTGATGCTCTTCGTGACTGTGCGTCCGCAGACCATTGGTACACTTTCGAAAAGGACTGGGGTTAAAATACAATAGGTACAAAACCTACCATCGGAACTGGTCCTGCGGGAGTTGGTATACCTCCAAGGTATAATAATTTAAACTCTAATAAATGTAACGCATAAGCTCCTGCTACTGCAGTTGCGGTTGCATTTGATGCTGGTTGTTGAGTTCCAGGTGTTGCAAAAGATTTACCTGTATTCCAGGCTCTTCTTAAATTATTTGCTAAACGATTTGCACTTCCATAATAAATTGGAATATAAATTCCTGTTAGTGGTGCTGGTATTAATGCTGGTGGTGCAGATGGGGTTGGCTTAAATGGTTTAACAATACAAGCATACCAATATGCTATTGTAACTCTTGCCATCATCATATAAGGATCTCCGCTAAATGATTTACCACCAGGAGTAGTTCCACTTGGATCCCATGGATGTCCGACTTCAGTCATTGGTTCTTCACAATTTTCAGCAGCTTTAACTGCACAATATGCTCTATGATACTCAAACTTATATTGAGTTCCGGCTTCTCCTCCAGTAAAATTATCACCATTCCAACCTAATGCTAAGAAGGCATAAGTAGGAGATGACTTACCCATAAATTTAAGATCATCACTTGCTCTAGCAGCTGCTAGTAATTTACCTTCAGGTGGGACTCTTCTCCATTTCTTCTTCCACTCATTAACCTCATACTTCTGTTTTACCCAATCAGTAGTCTTTTCATAATGCAACCCATTTTTCCTAAATTCACATTCTAGGTTATTAGTAATATATGGAACATCGTTATTAGAACCGAAATTACCATCAGTTTCTCTAGTACCTGGATAATATGTAAATGTTGCTACTACATTCGATGTTAAAATCTTAGGTCTTTGGCTATCCTCTTCAAAGTCATAAGCCACTTGTATTTTATATGGATTAATAGGACAAAAATCCGGAGTAATATCTTTACCAGATTCATCCTCTAGCGTAGGGTATTCTATTTCATTTACTGGTCCTCTTTCAATTCTCTTTTTTATTGCAGAACTAACACCTATGTAATATCCATCATCTTCAGCTACAGGATGTGCTGCTAAAAGGGCATCTTTTGCAAGCTTAGATACATTATCAGCTAATTCTGTATATTCATAACCAGCATTATTAATATCGTTTCTACATCTAGTAGATATATTACGGTATGGCCTACCTTGTATACCATTGTAACCACCATAATAAGCAGTGGTATCATAATTAGCTTTACCTAAATGACAAACCCAAACAAAGTAATCCCACCTTTGCTCTCCTGTATTCATCATCTGATAACCCATTAAAATCCTAGTAGCAAAGACAACTTCTAATTCTCTTTGAGTTTCTTCACCTGTCAGGCATGGGAATTGATAAAACTTAAATTTATGTAGATTATAGTTTTGAATATTTTCACCATTCGCAAATGCATTAAATGCTTTAGTGTTTTCAGCTTCAATTTTAGCTAAAGCTTCTGCGTCTGGTTCTTTAACCTCTGGGCAGAAATCGGCATAAGCAGGATGAGACTCTTTACCCATCTCAATCAGATTACCATCCTCATCGTATTGGTCTTGTAGAGGTATATCTCCCTCTCTTAAAAGTCTTTCGAATGCAATACCATACCCTTCTTTTAAAAGTGTCTCAGCACCCCCGTTATTAATATGTAATTCCCCAACGTGAGTTTGTGCCATATTCTTTACAGCGTCTAAATAATGTTGAGCAACTTCTTTACCAAAATCATATCTACCAGAAAGTGGATTAGCATTAAAAGAATTAATATAATCTGCCTGGTTAGATTTTAATACGGCATTAGCGGGATTTCCAACTACAGAATCTTGCACCGGAAGCTCATAAGAAATACCAGCTCCACCTGGTTTAGTAAACTTCTGGCTTTGTAATGTACTTGCTAACGCTGGAATAAATGCTCCCCAATTTGCTGGCATAATTATTTACCTTTTTGTTGATAGTTAATATGAGTGCTAGATAGTTTTGCTACTGTTACTGGAGTAGGAGGCATTGGAGGACCTGATGGTCCGACACCTGTTGGATGTATATGTGCATTATAGTCATCTAATAAAGCTTGTAGCCAATCTTGTAAAGACTGTCCTCTTACTGCAGGTTCAGTTTCATCTGCTCCGCCCTCTCCGGTATTAGATACAAATATATCACCACAATCCATAAAGATTTTAGCATCCGTTGAGATCTTAATAAAACCTTCTTCGTCGATTTGCATTAGAGGTCTCTCTTTAGCTCCAGTACCACGTGCTATAACTAGCCCATCTTCTGGTGAGTGATAAATTCTTACATTACGTTCTGCATCGTATACTAAACTAATTACATTATGTGGTTCTCCTGATGCTTCAAGAATATCTGCTTTAAGTTCTACGTTCTGGTCTACTTGAAACCAGTATTCTGGGTGATATATGTTTCCGTTATCAAATCTTACCGCAACAATATCTCCAACTCTAGGTACATGATGAGAGCCTACAGCATCTCTATTCATTGCAGTTGCCCATGGAATAGCTTCGTTTGGAAGTTTATCAAATTTGCCATATACTTTTACACGAGCCCTACTTTGTAGTAATGGATCTTCAATATCAACTACTTCTCCTAGCCAATGTGCATCTCGTAAATTATCTCTAAAAAGTTCACTATTATTCATGTACGTTATCGTTTAAGTTACCATCCGGAGATGAATCAACACCAGGATCATGTATTCTATAATTTAAGAAACCATCCGGAGATGAATCAACTCCAACTGGATGTATGTTTTCATTTATGCTACTTGGACCAGAATTACTACTACCGCCAAACAAGCCGCCTAGTTGATTCGCGATCGCGTTAATAGACCCTGCTTGTACTGCGTCTAAAAGACTTCCACCGCTAACACCATGTACGTTACCTAATAATAATCTACTCATAATAGCATCTTCAGCTCTATTGACTAGAGTTGATGCTAGGCCTGTAGTCCCACCGTGTACATTACCGATAGTACTATTATTTTGTAGAGTTAAAGAATTCTTAGCGCTATTGATTCTACCTTCAATACCTCCAAGAGCATCTTTAGCAGCATCTCCTATTTTACCTAAAGTAGCATCTTTAAGTGTGTCTTTAAAGTTCTGTCTAGTATTTGGTTTTGTATTTTCTTTATCATCAGCCTGTGGATCAAATGGGCTATAATCTCCATCTTCAGAAGGATCTGTAAATACGCCATCAAATTTATCTTCTTGTACTTTTTCAATATTAGCTCCTAACTTTTGGCTAATTTGCTGAACAGTACCCCATTTAATTCCAATCTTAGGTTTTTTAACTTCAGGGTTCTTACTTAGGTCTGCAAACATAGGAGCAATACTATCAATATCCCATTCGCAATGTGAAAACTGAAGTTGTATAAATGGCTTTGCACTTAGGCTTAGCCCTTCATTTAGCTTAGTTACAGTTCCACCTTTAGCACCTTTACCGTAGAAGTTTAAATCTTTAGCATCAGTATCCTGTTGAAATGCTCTTACTTCAGATACCCAAACTTGCATTCTAAAATGTCTTAAGTTTCGTGGAATTACTTCAACCCATCTTTCAAAATCAAAAGCTGCCCTCTTATATAAATCCATAAGACCTATTGCAGTTAATTCGACATTCTCTTCTAAACACTCAATCTCTAGTTTAGGTTTTTCAGAACCCCACCAAGGTTCTTTCATATCACCATAAGTCATTGCTGCATCTAATCCTGAAAGGTTCTGCCAAAACCATGGCATTTCCTTATTGATCTTCATTAGTACTTTCTTAAAGTTTTCTAATGCATCTGAGAATTTCTTACTATGCTCAGTATTTAATACTTTAGTTAAATAGTCATGTGCTGCTCCAGCAAAAAGAGGAGATTCCTGCCTAGCTTGGTCATCGAATACGAAGAAAAAACTAAGATAGGTCGGGTCCTCGTTCAACTTACGAAGTAACGATCCCTTTCTAAACTCATTAGGTGTTTTAAAATCAGCCATATATTATCTATCTTTCTTTTATTCTAAGTTCTTTATTCTTGTAGGCCATTCTCTTCTAATAAGAGTAACGATTTGTCTTAATTCAGCTTCCGGACCTTCAATTATGTAATCTATATTCTCTATAATATAATGTCCACTTATGAATCTATCCATTACTTGTTGTGCATCATTTGCATCTTCTGCTTTTCCAGCACTAAATGGCTGATCTTTAAATCCAGCTTCTTCTCTTTTGTAATCACCATGTCTTGAAGCCTCAGCTCTTTGGCCATCATAGTGGTACATTATTACTGGAATCTTTGAAAACTTATATATGGATGGATTAAATGAAGATAAAGTCATTTTAACTTTCATCTTCTCAGTCTCCATTTGATTTTGCTTATTGTGTAACTTAGAAAAAGCTGCATTAGGATGGCAGTTGCCTAGCCCATCCTCACCTGCATTTTGTCTACCCATGTATTTATGTTTTACTTGAGTTTCGTAACGATTATCTTTTTCATTGCCCTTTAATGGAGCTTCAATATCCGGTAAGTTTTCAGATACTAGAGCTTCTACTTTAAATTCTTGTAATCTTTCTCCTGGCTCTGAATTATTGTCGTACACCTGAATGTTTCTAGCATACCCAGCTGCAAGACTAATTTGAGATGAGTTATTTATCAACTCAAACTTATCAACATAGCAGCTCAACCCCATTGTGTCTTTATGGTTAGTTAACATTAAAGGTACTTCAATATTATCACCTTTATTATCTCCACCTTCTTCGGCGTCATTATCTTCTACCATACTAGCAGCAAAAGAAGTTAATACTGACATAACCTCATCTAGTTTAGGGTTGGGGGCATTAAATATTTTATTAATATTAACATAGGTCAAATAGTAATATTGATCTATATAGTATTTTGTAAACGCCTCATCTGAAATATAACTATCTTCTACAATATCTTTTATGAAATCAGCAAATGTAATATATGATTGCAATCTAGGTTGGCTATCATCAGTAGTATCTACATTAGTTGATAAACCTAATTCTAAATCTCTCGCGATCAATTCTAAATGATTTAAAGAACTATCAGCATCTAATAATTGACAATCTTCTGCATAAAGTCTAGGAATCTTTGCAATACCTTCCATTGTAATTGTTGGAGGCACGCCTTCAACTTCTGGAGTTGTTTCAATTTCTATAATATCGAAGTCCATGTGAATAGACTTAAATGTTTCTTGATGTTTTGAGTTTAATAATATGGTAAAGAAATCTCCATCTCTAGGATATGATTCTACTTGGAATGCATTCTTTTTATCTAATACAGTTATCGTACATTTAGGAACAATTCCTCCACATTCTAAACTAAAAGATTGAATATCAGCAGGGCCAAATTGATATGAGTTAACCAGAACAAACGGTTTTAAAGTACCTATTGCTTTAGTCTGTTTTGCACCACCGCCATCTTCACCTAAATTATCTAATTCGATCTCAGTAGGTAGTATTGCCGGTTCAACAACCGCTAATAAATGATTATCTAACTCCATAGTTTATAGTTTAATTACAAGGTGCTCCGTCATTAGCAATGTCATTTCCTCCGCCAGTAGATTCAGGAGCTGTACCATCTGTTGATCCGCCACCGGTAGAATCTGCTTCACCTGCTCCAACACCAGCGCCTCTAGAAGAACCTCCTTGGCCTGCGTGGTTAAGTAGGTTATTTTCTAATTGATTTTCAGTAAGACTTTTTCCAGCTCCACCAGAACCACTTCCACTTCCTGATCCAGCTCCTAATGCAGCTTCTAAATCATCAATCTGACCTTCTAGTTGATTTATTCTATCTTTAACTAATTGATTTGATTGTGATGAAAGATCTGATAAGATCGACTGAGTTACTTTATCATTCTGAGCTTGGGCTCCAAGTATAACAGTTCCTCCTTTAGTAAATTTAAAGTTCTTCTTCCCAAGAGCTATTACGTTAGGTGGTAATAATGCATCTTTATTATATTTCTTTTTGAGGGCTTCAATTCTATTCTTATCCTTTTGGCTAAGTTTTTTACCCTGAACAAATTCGTTTTTAATTTTATTGTCTTCTTCTTGTTGAGGTCTTTCTAATTTATAGAACGGTACCATATCGTTAGGAATCTCTAAAATCTCTCCGGGCTGTAAAGAAAATGGATCTGATATACCATTCCATTTTAAAACAATATCGGTTTTAGTATGAGTACCATAATGCTCTAAAGAAATTAAATCAGGTCTTCCTATTTCATCTTCTTTAACAACATGATACGCAATAATAGAAACAGCATCTCTATTTCTAAATAGCATGGTCGGCTGTGCTAGAATTAACTTAGCGCCAGCTAACGTTTTATTTAATAACATTTTTAAATTCATGATTATCCGTGTCCAAAGTTAGATATTTTTTCTGCGAACCCTTTGTTTACATGGGCTCTATCTTTATTTCCATAAGATGATACATCTACTACATCATCAAGACTAACAGATCCTTCAACTTCTGGTTGCAAATACATTCTACCTCTACCAGCATTAAACATACTTTCTATTTCACCCTTATCTCTAGGCCTTGCAGGTTTTAACGTACATGTTAATTTTATTTTACTAGGAAATCCTTCATAACCTAAAGGTCCTTCAAATTCTACATTAGAAGATTGTAAAGCCAAGTTACCAACAACCATCATTGGATTCATCGGATTACCTACAGTCATGTGCCACGCACCTGTTGGATCTCCAGTTAAGAATGCATTAATAACAGTACCTCCTTGAGGCCCGTTCATTAATTTCATTAAACCACCACCGATAATGTTATCCATAATCTTAGAATCACCTAATGCATTAATTCCCTTTCCATTTAATAAACCACTTGCAGCTTTACCAATATCATCAAACGCACCACCCATTGAAGATTTTAATTGACTAGTTACGGAGCTTAAGAAACCAGAATAGTCTCCACTCTTTAATTTATCATAATCACCAAATGGTTTACCCACTGAGCCACTTCCAGTATATCTGACAGCACCACCCCAGAAAGGAGCATTGTTATATGTTAATGCTAATATGTTCGACAGAGTGTCCATGAATGCCACTTTAGGAGAAGTACCGAAGTAGCCTCTTAAATCATAATGGAATGTCAATGTAAACTCACTATCAAAGTTAAGTCCTTGCTCTCTAGCCAATACTTTCTTAATAACGTTTAATGGTCCAAATACTTTATTAGGATATGTTTCTTTCATTGGATCAAAACCAGGACCCTTATCTCTAATTTGTGCAGATTCAGCAGCGGACTTACCACTAAGACCTGCTTCAACAGCACGACCTAATGAAGATGAATCCATCATTGCCCCAAGTTTACCTCTACTTGCTGCATTACCTTGCGCCTCCTGTATTTTAGATTCAACATCTTTCCATGGGAAACCAACGCCAAACTTCATAACCTCTTTCATGTCATTTCCTAAAGAAGGAGACATCCATGTTAAAACTCTAGCTAAGTCAGGTTGTGAAGAATCAAATTCAACACCATCACTACCAATACCCCTTACGTTCATAATATCATCTCCAGTCGGATATGCATATCTTCTTAATGTAATTAAGTATTCGTTTGAGATTTGACCATAATGTTCCGTTTGTACAAAATCACTAAAGTTATATGTAAAACCTACACCACCTTTATTTTGTGCATATTCTACAATTCTTTTTGCAGTTGGATTAAGTATATTACGCTCGTCTCCTGCTAAAACAGATTTGTTATAGTTCTCATAAGCGTTTTTACCACCTGAGACACCAGAGGCAGCACCGTTGTAATTATGCAAAGACCACTTATTATACAATGATCTTACACCATCACCGACGTTAATATCTTTGTCTGGATCCTTTACTTTAAATGTTCTACTACCAAAAGCATTTGTGCCATAGGCAGAAGTATGATCAGCCTCAGCATCTTCTATAAAAGTAGTAGAAGCCGGTGGAGCTGCATCGTTTCCAGCATCTTCAGCCTCATCATCGCCTATTACGCTTGATGCAGGTGTAATTTTAGTACTTCTAGTAGTCTTCTCTCCGGTTTCTAAATCTTCATAAGTATAAAGTCTCTTACCAGTATTAAGGAACACAGTGTCTATTAAAATGTAATCAGCCATTAAAGAGTTGTTCTTATTTTTTATATATATCTGTGCAATATATTACACTAATATGTTAGACCCATTCACCACGATCCATTTCGTCATGGTTTGGTCTATATAACACAGAGTCTACCCAATCATCATCCTTAGGGTATCTATCACCTAAAAACTTTTGAAGTGCTTTAACAAACTCACCTTTTGTGTGAAATTTAAAATTACCAGTATAGGAACTTCTATTTGAGAGGTTAAATAAAGCCTTAATTGTGGACTCTACTTGAAAGTCTTGTATCTTATTAAATAATTTTATTTGTTCAGCTCTGGTCTTAACACAAAATACAGAATCTACACATAACATATATAGATCTTGCTTTTCACCGCCAAATACCCTGTCTTCCAGTTCTTTAACAGTATTGTATTCTTGTCTCTTTAAGTTAATTCTAGTATCTTTGCCTTCGAAGTTCTTAATAAACCTACCACCAAACAGATTTCTTTTTAAGAAATTGATAGTATCATAAAACTTTTTGATTTTTATTTGGTATTGTGGGTTGACGTCATCAAACTTAACGTCGTATATCATAGCCCTAACAGGAATTAAAACATTAGGTGCTTGTGTAGTGGAGATTAAAGCTTGTATGTAATCTCCCTTTGCAAATATTTTATGTTTAATCATGATCGATGAATCTTACGTTATCAAATTTACTTAGAACTCCTTTTTTAGGATAGTCGCAGCGGTTTATGATAATAAGATCCAAATCGAAAGGTTCTTCTAATAAGTCATTTACAAATTCTTTAAATCCTAATACTGAACCAGAGTCTAGGGTCTTAAACATGTAAAGTATTTTGGCTCCATCTTTTTCACTTGTTAATGTCTCATTGATTAACCGTTGTATAAGCTTCCTAATATAAAGAGAAACTATAATATCTGATGGTTCCTTGCTATATGGATCAGATTTAATCAGCCTATTGAATATATCAAAATAAGAGACTGTTAAATCATATTCACCGGACTTTGCTAATCTTTCAAACTCAGTCCTAGTTTTGCACCATACACCTTCTACCTGTAATTTCATTTATCTAATAGTCGAGTAAGCCCTTTTATTTCTTTTTGGAGTTTAGCTACTCTTGTTTTTATCTCAGAATCAGTAGGAACATATTTCCCACCCCATTCTAATTTTATCTCCAGTTTATCACGATCAATATCACTGCCGGTACTCATACCTAGATCTAATATTAAGTCATTAAAAAACTTAGCTTGTTGTTGTCTACCTAAGTAGCCTTCAAAATCATAAACATATCTAGAAGTGAATTCTTCACCACCTCCATTTACATTATCATCAATTAAGAATTTAACAACCCCATTATCAGCAGGTTCGATTTGAATAGTAATCATTTATCTTTTACTTTTTTCTAGAATGAAACGATTCTCTTGCCTCTTTCTGTAGTTTCTTAATAGTCAGCTTATCTTCTTTACGTGTAGATTTATCTTTAATTGCACTAAGTGCCCAAGCCTCTTCTAATTTATTTATCTCACTAGCATTATAG